TCACTTACCATTTGTGCGCTTGATATATTGTTTACGGAAGAGATGAAACAACACGCTGCCCATATCATATATTGCAGGGAGTCCGAGTGGAAAGACGGGTTCTGCGAGATTAACAAAGAGGAGGTGATGCATGACTGATATGTTATCCACCATAACCCCAAAATCCGATCAGCTTAACGCGGACGATTTAATCGGCGGAAGAACGCTCACCATTAAAATAACAAGCGTTAAAGTTGCTATGGGCGAACAGCCGGTTTCGATTCATTACGAAGGCGATAATGGAAAGCCATTCAAGCCAGGGAAGTCCATGCGCAGGGTTTTGGTAAATTGCTGGGGATCGGACGCTAATAAGTATGTCGGACGCTCCATGACGCTTTACCGGGATGAAAAGGTAAAATTTGGAGGTATTGATGTTGGAGGTATTCGCATTAGCCATTTGTCTGATATTGCTGGGCCGATTACGTTAGCGCTGACTACTACTAAAGCACAGCGAAAGCCGTTTACCGTGAGCCCGATAGGGCAGGCCGCAGCCAAGTCAGCGCCGACCCAAAAAGATAGTGAACTGGAAAATCACCCAGCGTTTAGAAACTAACTCATGAAAGAAATCAGTAGTGAAGATTAACATAAACAAAGGAGACGATAATGCCAATTCAAGTTTATTCGATTCAGACACGCGGTTACAACATGGGTGGAAGTCAACGGTGCAACAGCAAAGAAGAAGCCGAGGGTATCTACAACACACTTCTGGATGCCGTGACCACAGACAAGCCCCTTTGCGAACTTGATTTGAATGGCAACAAGGTTTGCTTCCGTACCAAAGACCTGACTGGCTTCGGGCTGCATGTTCATTTGGAGGAAACTACTGAAGAGATCAAGGCGCGTCAGATTGCCCAAATTGAGCAAGGTTACAACAACTATCCCAATGCTATCGGGTATCAGGGTGATTGCGCTAAGAGCGTTGCAGGAAGCCTGGGCGGTGGATTAATTTAACAAGGAGTTCCTATGTTCAAGTTGCTAAACGGCCTAGTCGGAGCAGCAGTCAAAACGGCAGTTGTATTGCCAGTAAGCGTTATTGCTGACGTTGCCACACTGGGCGGAGAACTGACGGATAGACACAAGCCATATACGAGCGATGCCCTCAAAGGCATCGGTAAGAGTCTAAAAGAGATGAGCGACGATTAACGGTTTGAGTAAACGCGCCTAGCGGCTCTAGGCAACACAAAAGGAGAAGTAATATGGATTTTGGAGAAGCTATTAAGGCACTGAAAGCTGGCCGCATTGTTGGGCGTTCTGGTTGGAATGGCAAGGGAATGTACCTTTATTATGTTCCCGCCAATAATTACCCGGCACAAACCGAAGTGGCTAAATCCTATTGGTCAAACAGAGGGACCGGAACGCATGAATCTGGCGTTCCGCTGGTCCCATACGGTGCATACATCGCCATGAAGACTGCTCAAGAAAATGTGGTGCCTTGGCTGGCCTCGCAGACCGATGTGCTGGCGGAAGACTGGGAAGATTTAAGCACTGTCGGAATTGCAGCGTGAGGCTTGGTGGGGTGTCGGAAGGCATCCCACCCTATTAACGGTAGGTAGATCATGAGTGAAATCGACGAACTGAAGAACAGAATTACCCTTCTAGAGGCTGCTTTGGCGCAGAAACCAAATGATCCTTATGAGGTCATCGTGGTTCGCAAGCCCGAGCCGCCACTTCCCTTGAGGCTATCTGGCTATTGGAACGTATACGGCAAAAAGGGCAGCCGTTGCCAGATCAATGTCCACTTCTCAAAGCAGGCGGCAGATAACGCCGCGTGGCCCAGAGATAGAAGGGCCTGCCTTTTAGTTGAATGGGAGGAAGGCCAGAAGGAAGGCCGATGGGTTGACGTTACTGACAAAGATTAACCGCGTAAATGATGAGGAGTGAGACATGGGACACCATCCAGATTATATGCCCACAAACGCAGCCGGAGGCCACGGTGACACATGGGGCAACGAGCCACTTCCGGTAGATGGCCTTGAGATAGCCAAGTTTCTGGTTAGCCTGCCGGAGCCTGACCCGCTTGCTGACATCACGAACATGCGTCGCAACCTCGAACGAGCCTTGCTAATTGCTCGCGACGGGAGCGTCTATCTCACCGAAGCGGAGGTGAAATACTGGATCGAAGGAATTGATAAGTTCCTGCAAGCCAACCCTACGAGGGATAGGGATAATTCCAATGGTTAACAACAAATATGTATACGTATGTCACTTTCTTGTAGACATATGACACGAACTGCGCTAGTGTTATAGCACAACACAAGCAAGGAGGCTTTATGAATACCGAAACATGGCACAACCTGTACATCACGGATAAAAGCGGCAGGAAAATGTGGAACACCACGGCCAGCCCACTGTCCACTCGGTCAGAAATCCGCAACCTTAAACGTCACCTCGAAGCTGCTGCAACACATCCGGCCAAATACACATCGCTTGACCTCGCAACCGCAGTCATCATGCTGGATGGCGAAGTTTACGGCGAGGCACTCACAATGTCCGATGAAGAACTGCTTACGCAGTTGGGGGTTGGATGACACCGGATGCACTCAACGCCGCCTGCCGCCTGCTTTATGGTGAGCGTTGGCAGTCGGCTCTCGCCAGGGACATCGCCAGAGAGCGAGAGACGATCAACCGCTGGGCCAGGGCAAAAAACCCGATCCCGAAAGCGGTTGAACGATGGATTGAAAGAGAATTGCAACGCAAAGAACTACGGACAAAGGGTTCTGAAACCAATGACTAATTTCATATACGGCATCGCAGGAGCGTGTATGGGGCTTGTGGCAGCAAGTCTTATTATCCTGCTAATTGAGGATTGGAGAAACAGACATGGAAATCGATAAAAACAAATTGGCGGAACTCGCCTCGGATTGCCACGCGAAGCAAGAGCGCATGCAATCACTGCATCAAGCTCTTCAGAAAGGCTGCGGAGCGGTAATTGCGGCTGACTACGCAATAGCCAAAGTAGAATACAACCGCGCCAAGAACCTCTTAGATTTGGAGATACGCAATCAATCGGTCACGCTGGTCGATAACACGGCAAAAGGATAAGGCGCGTATGTCATCATTGAAAGAAGAAAAGATTCGGGAATACCACGACGCCTTAGCGGATATTCTCTGTTGGGTTGATGGCTACTGTGCTGCTCTAGGCTCCAACATAGCATTTGAGCGTCTTAATCTGGGATCGCTGCGTGATATGAAGCGTGAGTTGCATAGCCACATTTGGGGAGAAGAGAAATGACCACCACAACTAGCCTGATAGATCGTTTCACGGCCACGGGCGGCACAGGCGGAATGTCACTGCATCCGCTGGCTGAAGTCCTGATTGCCATAGGTATGGTCCGAGAGGATAGAGAGCTTATGCGACGAGGCTTGGCCATGCGTGAGCAATGGCAAGCTGACAAGGCAAATTTCTCGCATGGATGGGGTATATGAACACGAACTCGCTATCTCGTTGCCCTGTTTGCGATTGGCCAATGGCCGAGTCGGCGGATAAAGGATGCGTGCAAAACGATTGCTCCTACAGGCCGGAATATGGCTCGGAAGAATGGTTCCGAATTCAGAAGAACCGCGTGGCTGCCTGGGCGAATTCACCAGAAGGCCAAGCCGAGTTAATAAAGACAGCCAAATCTGTTGAGGCAATCCTAGATGAATTGAAAGAGTCAAGACGGTTAGACCCCGAACTGCTCAGAAAGCCCATGACCATATGACACATCCAGATACGAGCACGAGTGGTCGTTTATGAGTTTGGAGATTACCCCCCTTACGCTCAAGCAAGCAAACGATCTGGTCGCCTCACTTCATCGGCATCATAAGCCCGTCGTCGGGCATCGGTTCTCCATCGGCGTGAAGGACGAGGCGGGCGTTTTGCATGGGGCTGCGATAGTTGGTCGTCCGACTGGACGTAAGAATCCCCAATATGATTGGGCAGAGGTCACACGCCTTGTCACCAATGGCCGGAAGAACGCTTGCAGCATCCTATATGCAGCTTGTGCCCGCATTGCCAAGGAGATGGGATTTAAGCGCATTCAGACCTTTATCCTTGAAGAAGAAACAGGCATATCGCTAAAGGCCGCCGGATGGGAATTTGAACGCATTTCAGAGGGCGGCGATTGGAATGTACCTTCACGCGGTGGCAGACGTATCGACCAACCGCAACAGGCAAAACAACGCTGGAAGAAGGAATTGGCAGCATGAGCAACGATTCGCTGATAGCTCGAGCAATTGCGAAAGTAAAATCATGGCTTGGACCCATTGGTGGACCTCATCCAGTAACTTGCCATTGCAGGGATTGTCTGCCATTGCGCTTATTTGTGAAACTTGTGGAAAGAGATAACAATGTCTGCTGAACCGCCAATCGATTTGCTGCCGTGCCCACTTTGCGGGAACGCTGCCAAGATACTGGACTTCTCTGGATTTGGTCTAGGTGGCTTTAGCAAAGGTTATGCACCGTATTGCACGAATGATGAGTGCCATTTCGGGCGGGGAATCCAATGCTCTTATTCAACACGCGAGATAGCGTGCAAGGAATGGAATACCCGCGCCAACCCATCACCGGATATGGATAATGGGGAATTACCCGCGCATGTTTGCGAGGCATCCCCAGATCATCCGAATTGCTGCCATAAGTGTGGGCAAATGCTACTGAGTGAGATTACGGATGTCATCCTAGCACTAAACACAAACTATCTATCGGCCATTGTGAAAGAATCCGATGCTATACCGGGTCATTATTATATGCCGTGCCGTAAAGGCGAGCTTTATCACATCAATAAGCTTGCTGAGATCATCAGCGCTACTAGCAAGCCGGTGATGGTTGATCTTACGGCGGGAGAAGAGGTCATCCGTGAAATGCGAGGAAACTTTGATAGCGAAGATATAGCGAAGGCATGTGCTGACGCATGGGGGCTGAAATGGAAATAGATGAAAGAGCATTGGACGCCACCGCAAATACCGTCGCGGAGCTGTGCGGCGCGATAACCAAGGAGGACTGCCGTAAGATCATAGCTGCATATATCGCCTGCGCCAAGGCCGCTGAACAGCCGGATCATTGCTCCGACATATCTTCTCTGGGCTACTACGACGCTTATCACCAATGGTTGACAGATGGTGGCCACGAGAGCATCTCGGACTTGGCGCGGCGTTGCTTTGAGGCTGGCAGGTCAACCAAGCGGGAATCGGTTGATCTCAAAGACGCGGAGATTGCAGCGTGGCGGACGCTGGCCAATGCCAAAGAGCGTGTGAAATGGCGTCGGGGTTTCCCCACCGATGGTGGCATGTATCTAGTTCGGCTTGCCGATGGCGAGATGTGCGTTACGCCATGGAATGATGGAAAGGGCAAAAACAAGGATTCTTGGGGCGACGACCGGAAAACTGGATGGACCTGTCTCACTGATTCACAAAGCACCGTGAAAGCCTGGATCAACGTGGAAGATCTGCGAACGCTGCCGTGCGACCCGTTAATATCCCAAGAGCAAGGAAGGCGGGGATGAGCGGCCATGATGCTAATTCTCAAAGGCAAGTATGGCTATCTGCCCAAGCATGATGTGGATGTGCCAATGTTCAAGCACTGTGTTGGAGGGCATTTCGAGGTCAAGGAGATCGCAGATTACATCCCCATATTCAACGCGCATGGCGTTCAGATAATAATTCAGGACACAACGCTATCAAACGATGGTAGCTTATGAGGCTTCCGGAGAGAGAATTCGTGCATCATTACATACTAATGAAGTATCGACCTTATTCTATAAGGCATAAGGGTTTCTGTGTATGGGGGCCAATGAGCCACAAAAGTTTATTAAAGGTTATCTCTGATTACGCAAAAATTTTATGGAGAATCAATGTAAATTTTTCGCTTTAGTCTATAAGAACCTTCCGCAAATGCTCGTCATCTTCATCTATATGGCTGTACACTTTCGCTATCATTGACCCATCCGTATGGCCCATAGTGGCGGCAATTTCCAGATGTCCATGCTTCGCCTTTAGTTTCCTGGTGGCGTATCCATGCCGCGCATCGTACATGCATAATTTCTTCCCGGTTACCTCAGAAAGTCTATGCATTCGGTTACACAGAGCGTATTTTGTCCATTCATCATTACGGCTATTTCTAAATATTTTACCGTCTACATTCTTCTCCATTAGCCGCTTAATAATTTGGAGCGCTATTCCATTGAGCAGAATTTTGCGTGGATGCCGCTTTCCCTTGGCCTCTTCCTTGGGGAATAGGATATATCCCTTTTCGATATTTAGATGCCGATGCTCAATTGCCCGTATCTCCTGCGGACGCGCGCCAGTATTCCAGGCAAATGTCAAAAGATCTCGGAAGGGGTCGTTTTCTTCTAAATTATGCAATATAGCGTCAAAATCCTCCGGCTTCATATAGCTCTTACGGCGCTGCGGAGGCGGTTTTTTTAGCTTCTTAATAGGGTTTGCCTCCATATACCCTAGCTCATCAGCCCAATGGTATATGCGTTTTATAGCTATTACAGCGCCGCCCCTATAATTATCGCCCCATGCATCGCCGTGAGAGTCTATCCATTCCTGCACTTGGTATGGCCTTATCTGATCGGCGGGGGTATCTGCAACACCAGGCCAAGCAAGAAACATGGATATATAATTTTTATACCACTCGGTCGTCCGGCCTGGGCGGTGCACCGCGCTCCAAATTAAGAATTTTTCTGCCAATTCCCTGAATTTAAGCATGGATTCATTATACACAATAAGTGAAAATAATCAATTATTAAGACTTATTTTTCTGCTTTTTCGAGAGTAATGGAAGGCAATTTTTTCGTATGATAGAAATCACCTCGGATAATTCCAGAGACTCAGTTTGCGGGTATATGGTATCAGCGCGCCGCGAATTACGGCGCATCTCTTCAATCATTTTCTCTACATCCGATAAAAGCATGAGTAATGATTGCTTATTTAGGTTGCGCTGTCAACACAAATTAGAGTAATATAGCACAACATCAACAAATGGAGTCTATAATGTTCAATGTTTCTGTGTTTTTGAAGGGTTCTACGGTGCAATTTTTGCTTGGGTATAAAACCCATGCTTCCGCATACGATGCGCGAGAAAAGTATAAAGAAAGAAAAAAATCCAATGAAGAATTTATTGTTTTAAAGGATGATTTCGGTGCCGAAATTCAATTGCCAGTGGCAGATATCCATGCATTCATGATCGAAGATCAAGACATGGTTCTTGATGTTATTCGTGAGCGCGATATCGCCAAACGGCAGGAAAATGCTCGTTTTATAAAGCGCAGGCAGGACAGTATTGAACTAATGCATTTATACCCACAACAAGGCCCGCAGGGAGTTATCCAATGAACGAGCAAGTAACTGGCGCTCAGATAAAGGCGCACCAGCAAGAAACTGCGAAAATAGTAAAAAGCATTGCTGACCAGATGAAGCTTAGGCAGTGGGCGGCAGAGCAAGCTCTTAAATGCTTGCCATGCTCGCAAGAGGATCTGCGAGCAGCTGCCAATTTTTTCTATGATTTCGTGACGAAGCAGGATTAAACTTTATCCCAGCCGCAAAGAGAGGCTCCAGTCTGGTTCAACTTAAGAACCTCTCTTTGCGTATCGAGTGTCAAAATATCCTGCCTATCCAGATAAATGGGGTGAGCGTACTCGCAAAAATCAGTGCTTGGTCCAGTCACGCTCGAGCACGCGCTTAACAGTATCATCGGGCATAGCATCAACGCTATTCGCTGCATTATTCGGCGTTTTGCGTTCGTGCTTTTCCCAGAAATAATCCGCAATTCTGTAAAGCACTGCGGCCCAGAAAGCCCACATAAGGTCACGCCGTCGGTTCCGCTGCGGGAGTTGCAGTGGTTGGAGCCGGTAGACCCGCGATAAGAAGCGATACGGCACCGTGAGCGGCGTTGGTTGCATCCTGCTTAAGGTCTGCGGTTACCTGCGAAGTAACCTGTGGCACCAGCGCGGCTATTGCCGCTCCAACATTACCGCCTGATTCGATGACGGTAGCGATATCCGCTAACCCCTGCTCCAGAATGGTCAGCCCCTGCGCACCAATGGTGTTTTCAATTTGCTTTACCAGCGCGCCGAAGCCAGGAAGCAGTTTTTGCTCCAATTCGCTCAGAGTGGCTTCTACTGTGGTGGCTTCGCCTTCGACTGCAGCCTTAATACGGCCCCAGATATCAGATAAAAAACTCATAAATCCCCCCTTGTTATTATTAAAGTCTACCCTTCTATCATCATATTAGCAAGAATTTTTGCCCGGTTAGGGGTTTCGTCAGCCCACTTTGACTGAAGCATCGCCGCTCCAGCCTGGTCAAACTTCCCTTGTTGGGCGGCCGCCAGCATAATCTTGAATTCTAGCAAGCCCACTATTCCCATCTGGAAGGCCATACAGATAAACACATTCTGTCTGGCTTCAGAGAGCCTTGCCACCCAGGGAAGGGCCTGGATAACCAAGTCTCCGCAGTCTGCAATGTCATTTTCGAGCATCATTTCCGCTTCTTGCACTGTAATGCCGTGAGTAGATAGGCAGCGCCCCCACCCTATTGTCGGGTTTCCCTCTACCGCGCTACCTTTGGCAATAAGCGCTCCATTAGCATCGTCATAAACCAGCACGCGGAAACCCTCAAACTGCTTAATCAGATTACTGAGGGTGTCATCGATCATTTGTGGTTAATCCCTGTAAAATAACTAAAGGCCCACGCTGTTATCCCTCCTATTAAGCTGTAAGAGATAGCCGCCATTTTCGCCGCCCCCTTTTGTTGCTGGTGAGCCTCCCAAAGTGGCAACAGAAATTTTTCATTAACCCGCTTCGCCTCATCCCTATTTTGTTTATCATCCTCTATATGATCGGCGAGCGTTTCCTTGATGTATTTCACATCTGTATGAATTTCCGTGAGTAGATCAAGCTCGGCCATATCACTGAATCCTAAATGCAGTAATGGTTGAATCTTTCCCTAATCCGCTAACGCTATTCGCCATCACGCCACTGGTGCTGTTTGAGTCTCTCGCGGATATACGGAGGTTTCCTGCAGGCGCGGAGAGATAGCCGGAAAGCGCAATGGTGATGGTGGCATTTGCTCCCGAGCTAATAACTCGGCTGCTATCTATGATAGTGGTCCCGTCCCATAATTTCGCGTCAAATGTTCCAATACCAACCGTGTCATAGAGAGTTACGGTGCCGGATACAAACCATACCCCAGTTGACCCTTGCGCAATAGAAGGCCCATCAAAAAAATTGCTTACATTGTTAAGGGAGACATTGCCGCTGATGGAGTTTGTTATTTGGGACGGAGAAAATGTACTTGACGTGGGGTTTGCCAGGAGAAAGGCCGTGCCGTCGCATATCAAAATAGCGGGAGTGCCAGAAACTATATCCCCAGAAGAAAGAGCCGTCTGTACGCCGGAAACATTTTTGTAAAGCGATGCTGCACCGAGCCCGGAAACGTTAACTGTTGACGCGCCGGTGTTGGTGAAGCTTGGCTTTACCGTGAGCGCGCGGCCGACATAGCTTGAATATCCAGTTACCCAAGCGTCAGCAGGAGTTGCAACATAAGCATTAGATGAGCCCGTGGTGGTTAGCGCTTGGACGCCCTGGGATTCGAGGAAGGTAAAATTGGTGTCCAATAGTGATGCGGCAACATTCCCAGCGGGCTGCGTAGCGAAGATATTCGGCAACACTGCATAAGCAAGCGGTGCGGCTACACATGAGAGCATCGCTATAGAGGCCAGCAGTATCCCTAATCGCTTAAACATGGGGAAACTTTATCATAAAACCCGCGTTTCTCTCAACTTTAATTTTTTCTCATAAATACCGTGGCATAAATAGGGCCAAAAGAATGGCCGCTGACACAAACACTAAGGCTAATACCGCAATACCTGGCATATTATTAATCCGCGCACATCAGCAACCCAAAAAAACATTTATGATACGGCACGCTTTCAGCCACTAGTACAGGATCACGTTTTAATTTCTCAATTTCTTTCTGCTGCTCCTGGATAGCTTTTACCAGCACCGCCGTCATTTCCTGATAACGTACGCCTTTTAGCTTTCCGTCTGGCGTATAAGCCACTAGCCGAGTATCAACGCTTTCAACCTGATGCGCGCCCATGCCGGGCTGTTCATGCTTATCGCCGGGATATTCCGGGGTATCTTTTTTCCAAGTAAACCAGAATGGTTTTATTTTCTCCACTAAGTCCAACGCATTATCAATATCTCCATGCTTGTCTTTCATTTCTTCTAGCGATGCTAGGCAAGCAACGGTTGTATCCACATTAAGCAACCCAGTCGCAGTGGTCCAGCAAACTGTTCCGGTGGTAGCAGAAGAAGAAGACGCGAGATCCGGCATATTCCATATGCCACGCGCTTTAGTGCTAGCCGTAGAAACCGTGTTAGAACCTGTCACATCTACCCAAGCCCCACCTGTACCACCTATGCGAATGCTGTTGCTAGTATTTGAAGCTGCGGTATCTATAGCAGAACTAACGCCGATTAATATATTACTCGCTCCTGACACAAGCGTTAAACTTCCTACAGAGCCGCCTATCACAGTGTTATTAGCCCCTGTAGTAATTTTATCCCCTGCATTAAATCCTACTCCCACATTCCCCGCAGTAGCCCCAGCGCCATTCTGCACCCCTAACGCATTAAGCCCTATAGCTACATTGTTGCCGTCAGCCTGAGCCCCAGCTAAAGCGTTTTCGCCTACAGCTGTATTGTTAGGTCCGCTGGTGATCGCTGCCATGGCAAATGCGCCTACGGCGGTATTTAAATTGCTATTAGTTGTCGTATGCTGCATCGCGTCGGTTCCTATGGCTACGTCATCCGATCCAGGTTTTGTGGCTACCCCTATACCAATTCCCGCACCAGTCGTTGAAGTTGCCACCGTTGCCGAACCGGATAGGCCACTTCCGCCTATAAGTATATTATTACTCCCAGTTGCAAGAACCCCCCCAGTATTGGCCCCAAATAAAACGTTGCCTGACCCCGTAGTAATGCTAGTACCGGCTTGATATCCCACAGCGGTATTTTCTGCAAAAAATCCAGCGGCTGTGGCAGTCAAAGCAGAAGCCCCTACAGCAGTATTTCCTTGATCTGTTGAAGCTGATGCACCAGCATTTGCTCCAATTAAAGTATTGCTAGGTCCCGTAGTTACGTTATTTCCGGCTTTATATCCTACGGCGGTATTATTCAATGCTGCTGTACTCATATTGCTGGCAAGAACTTGATAGCCCACCCCAGTATTATGATATGCTGCAGAAGCCGTGCTTAACAATGCTAGAGTGCTCGAACCAATAGCCACCGTGGCATTTGCCGTGCTATCTTGCGACGGGTACGAAAGACCGTTTATTCCATTCACCAAATACCCAGAGCCGGTTCCAGCAGTGAAGGCATTATATGCACTAGCAGTGACAACCCCGCTCACATACGGCGCGCTGGTATAAACCGGCGCTGCAGCGGAGTTCAGAGGGTTGCCCAGTAGCGTTTTCGCCGCAGCAGCTACTAGTGTATCCGTCACCGCCCCGGTGGACCCGGAATTGCTTATAATAACCCCATCGCCGGTAAACGATGTCACACCGCCGCCGCTAGACCCGCCCGCAGCAGCAATAACATAAGGGCTCGCCTGCGTACCTCCGCCAGTAATGGTTATGTTGGTGCTGGCGGATATAAGCCCGCTGATCGTCGACACCGTAGAAGCGGCAATAGTGGTGTTGCAACCGAACCCCGTACCGCTCGTCCATTTTAAAGCGCTACCGGACGTGCTACAGGACGGCACCGCGAGGTCAGAGGGGGTAGTGGCCGTCAAAGCCCCCAACACAGTATTGGCGGTCTGCGTAGCGAGCGTAGCTGTTAGAGTGCCCGACGTAAGTACAGCGGCGCTGGGCGTGCTGGAAAGCACCGTTCCGTCGCCGGTGAACGTCACGCTAGTCACTGTGCCGCCGCCTGCAGGCGTTGACCATGTGCCATCCCCGCGCCAAAACGTACTGCTGCTAGCGCTTGTACCGGAGTTCAAATTAGTCACGGGCAAATTCCCTGTAACACCCGTGGTAAGTGGCAAGCCAGTCGCATTGGTCAACACGCCACTTGCCGGAGTCCCCAGCGCTGGCGTCACCATTGCGCATGAATTGGTCATGCACACCGAGCCGGTGCCGCTAATGGTGTTGCCTACCAAATTGCTTGAACCGTCGGTGAATACAGCTTCCGAGGCTGGCAAATTAGGAATATTAATCCGTCCGGAATTATTATAATCGATGCTAAGTCCGGTAGCCAGCGCCGCGCCGTAATCATCCCTAATCCGGCGGAAACTCATTATCCCCCCGGAGGAGAGAATATCTAAAATTCTAAAATTCGTCGTCGCTGCATTATCCGCTACTGCAATAATGGCATTGCTGGATCCTTCGGTATAGGTAAGCGCCGAACCCACCGTACTCTGCGTTGCTGTGATAGCTAAGCTGGAACTAAAATTATGAAAGGCCGTTTGTAGAGCACCGTAAATCAAGCCCGATCCAGGCGTGTTTGTGCCGATTCCCAAACGTTTATTGGTGTTGTCCCAAAACCAATTAGCATTGTTCTGGCTAAGCGTTCCACTAGTCCCAGCAAATAAGTTGCTTCCAGCGGTCATAGTGCTAAATACCGGGGTGCTGGAAAATGTCTGCGGAGCGCTCCACGTATTTGTGCCGTTCAACAGCGGTATGGTTGCGCCTGAAGTGCCCGTATTCTGCCCCGCAGCTGTGCCGAAACTAACCAGGCGATCCAGTGTGCCGCTGCGGACGGCTACCGCAGTATCGGTTGAAGTGTTTATGGCCCCACCGGATGTTATCTGGCTGAGTTTCGTCTGCGCATACGCCGCGCACGCAAATACCAATACAATCAAGCACGGGAAGAGATATTTAGCTTTCCGGTACATATGCCTCCGAGCCATCTTCGGTCACATAGACCTCGGACTCATCTTCGGTCACATAAGAATCAGGCGGGAACGGTGAAGAACTACCAGCCGCAACAACCACTGTGTGTTTGTAATTTAATATGGCAGAGGAAATGCCCACGCACTACCCCCTGACCGCTCGGCTCATCCTGTCATTAAGCGCGGCAAGGCGGTGCTGATAGTCCTGCTCCCACTCTTCTTTTTCTTTTTTCCAATCAGCAATCTTTTGCAAATCCAATTTAATCTGCTTCTGGAATTCGTTGATCTTGTTTTTTTCTTCCAAAAGGATGGATTCTTTTTCGGATAAATTCTTGGATTTTTCTTCAAGCAACGCTTGCTCGTTTTTAATTTCCGCGAAAGCAGTGCGTTTATATTGGTCCGCCTCTGATTTAACGCCCTTGGCGTAAATATCCGCATCCTTTCTTACCTGCCCAGCCTCTTCGGTGGCAGACTTTAGCGCAGACTGAGCATCCTTAGCTATTTTATCGGCATCTCTCGCAGCCTGGATAGCGTCGTCACGCTCTTTTCTTTCTGATTCGGTCAGTTTGTAGGCCCCCACTATTTTAGAGGCCATTACATCAATTTCTTTGGGGTTTTGAGCAAAATACTGATGAGCCTTCGCCGCATTTGACAAAAGCTCCAGGTGCTTCAATTCATTGATTTCGGGAGTCCTAATATCAGAACTATGCGTTATCATTGCCCGCTACCCCTATGTGCGTAGATTTTCGTTGTAGTGGCCGACTCCGTAACCGCGCCGATATAAGTATCTCCATTGAGCATAAGCAGCACACCAACTTTACTGCCAAGCTTAAGCTGCCCAGTCCCAGCGGCGCTGGCATCCACAACCGGAGTTGCCGCCGTTGTATTAGGTCCGGTGATGATCTGCGCGCTATTGGCCCCATCATTCCAAACAAAGCACTGATCTGCCCCTATACCCTTGGGGGGAGCTACGGTAAATTGCGCAGTAACCGCTGTGCCGCCCGTAGCGCAGTTCAATATTTGCTGCTCAACTACCCTAAAATTTGACGGTATGCTCATGGTTTTCTCCTAATGACATTATGTTGCGATTACCGCAATAAGTCAACCGATGATAGGCCAGCGTTAGACCGGCCAATATACTAATAACCGGAACATAAAATTGGAATTCCACCATAGATTGAATAAAGGTGCATAGGAAAACAGCCCCAGAGACAATATTGGCGCGCCTGGTGCATATAGCTACCATCGCAGCCAGCAATATAAAAACAATCGACACAGGCACCCCTAGCTCAACCGCAAATTGAAGTATGTCATTGTGCGCGTAAAACCCGCCGTTGATATGCTCTGTTCGGAATTGAGAATAATAAAATGGGAATGACCCCGCACCAAACCCAACCCAGGGGTGCATTTTTATCATCTGCAAACAAGCGGCCCACATCTCAGGGCGCTCTCCTAAATACTGGGTTATCCATTCTATTGGACAAAATAACAACTCTATACATGCCGCCAAACATAGCAAAACAGCCAATGTTCCAATCAAACGGTATCTTTCTATTAATAATACTGAGCAGCTAATAATTGCCGCAAGCGCCCCAGCCTTGCTTGCGCAGGAAATATGCGCAAAGGCGAATATGGCAACAACCGCAAACCATCTTTTGTCTTTCAGCCCCAGCCAAAAACACGATATAAGCCCAAAATTAAGCACACAGGCGGCGTTGTTAGGATCAATCATAGGCCACGCATAAGCATATCCTGACCGGTAAGATACATGAACCAGCGTGCCATATAGACTTGGCTGTACATGGATAAGCATTTGGGCAATAAGACCGAGCGCAAACACCACCAAAACACCCAGCACACCCATCATGCATGGCTTGATATTTTCAGCGGGCAGAGAAAGCGCAACGATGGGAAGCGCGGAGAGAACCCACATGGTGTAAGCCCCCTGCATTACCGGGTTTATAAAAAATACCGACCCTACTATGGATAAAAGCCACGCCAAAGACGCCCACCACATTAACCCACCGTTGTTTTTCGGGTTATACGCAGATACGCAGCCAAAAAGCATGAGGGGGAGCCACGCGCCAGCAAGCCAACTAGTTGAAAGCTGCACGAATAGAGCGGCAAACGCCGCGCTAGACAAAAGAATGGCCGGGAGCATTACTGTATGGTGTACAGAAGCGTCGGGTAAACCTGGGTGGTAGTCGCAAGGTTGCTGCCCGTGTGCGATATATAGACACTATCACCAGAGGCGCATCCAGTCCCCGCTGCGGCACCAGCTATAGTGTTTGCGCCCGCAGAAGAGTAAAGGCTAACCGGCACGCTTGTGACAAGCTGCGCAACAGGGAAAGTGCCGATGGTGCGGCCGCTCGGCTGGCATAGAAAGGTGACAGCAGTAGCGCCGGATGCAGTGCCGCTCACTAGCGCGGTCACACCGTTAACAAATATTGTTCTATTAACAACGCCAGAAAGCAATAATTGGCCCGCTCCGCTATTGACGGATGCAACCGGAATAGTCTGAAAGTTTAAAAAAGACAGCGGATTGCCGGATAATACGGTGCTAAAAACCGTTCCCTGGGTGGCCGTACCTCCGTTGGGAGAAAATACACCACTAGCCGATAATGTAGTAAAGTTCCCGGCAGCAGATGTATTCGGATTAATATTTACGCCATCAAGCTGATTGGGCGCTGTGATGTTAATATATGGCGGCTGCGGGTTTGCGTATTGTCCTGCGCCTGGGCCAGCTAAAGCCTGCAATGGCAGAAGCAGCGCTATACTAAGCGCTAGCCATTTTTTAAAATGCATGGTCTATCTCCCTTCTTCGCAAAGTACGGGCTGGCTAGATGTTCCTATCACGTTTATTGCGTTTGACGGTGGCAGCGGTAGGCCTGAGCCAGGGGCTGCGGAAAATTCAAGACACGCGCCGGGGACTAAGGTTTCAGTACCAGAGCCAGAAAGTGCGGCCGTTCCACCGGTTAAATTTACGCCGACGTTATTTCCGGCGGACCCAGTGTTGCAAATATGCAGGTATTTTCGATTATACGCTTTGCTTCCGAGCGTGAAGGATGTGCCTAGACTCTGCGAGCTTCCAGACATTGAAGCAATGGAGCAATCTGCGAACGTGGGGGCGGTTTGGGCAAAAGCTAAATTCGCTGAAAATACTACGAAAATTGCTATAGAATGTCCAATTAGGTGGCGTAAACGCATAAATCCTCCGGTCGGTTGCGATAATTGAAACAATACCACCGAGGGGGGCGCTTGGCAAGAGGCTTAATAACGCTTGCCGCCGCCGCGTTTGCTGCATCTTTTAGCCATATCAGCCCTTTCTCATATATAAAGCCAGAATCGGCAACTGGACCAATATAGCATACAAGCCAAGACCCCACAACCTAAGAGGGGTTGCATCGTACATCGTAAACCCAAAACCAACGAGCGAACCGGCGAGCGCAAAAAGAGCCAGAAGGCGCGCATTCAGCACATAGCGCCATGCGGATAGCGTCTTAACCAAGTGCGAATAATCCACGCTTTTGGGCAACTGCTGAGGAGGCGCAGTAAACAAATCCGGCTCATGTTCCTGAAGGTGTCCATTTCCGTTCATTTGTCAAAAAATCCTTTCGGTTTATCGCCGCCTTCAATTTTATGCCGAACTTGCAGGGCATTCAAGACTAGTCCTGCGGCTGCTAAACGTTCTTTATTCGTCGTTTCGGGGTGACTAAACACCTTCCGTATTTCGCTTTCAACCAATTTCAGCAGATCCTCATCGGTTTTTTTAGTCATGCCAGTCTCACAAAAGCATGCGGACCCTTGATATTTTGATGCAAGAATTTTCCCTTGCTCTCAGCCATCATCATTGCCTCATACTTCTCTGGCGGGACATCATTATAGATATATTGCGCGCCAGTTTTAAATTTAACGTGCAGTTGCCTTTTTTCTTCGTCATAACCTACGGAACTTAGGGTTCCGCTATCTACGGGTTCGTGTTTCATGGTAAAATCTTTCTGGCAAACGGAGCAGTAGACGCCCCGATTGCCTCTTCTGAGGGTGAGCCCTTCTCAATAGCATTAAGCAATCTTTCCGCCTTTGCTCGCGCCGCAAGTTTCTGCGCGTATCTAGCACCTGTCCCTGCGGTAGTTACCGCTAGAATTTCAGGACTCGGGGCCCCCATAAGGTGTGCGCCTACTCCTGTCCAAAAGGGAGCCTTATTGCCAGCAACACCCTTGCTCACATCAAAACCAAATTTCCCCACCATCTTCAGCAAGCTCTCAGGTGTGCTATTTACCGACGCTTCTTTTAATGCGCTCATTTCCTCTTTTGTGAACCCGCGATGCAGTTTCGCACTATCATAAATTTTCTTCAATGCCGTTTTTAACTTATCAGGATCACCCAAGGAGCGCTCTACTGCATCCGATATCGTGTCAAATTTTCGCATTTTTGCCCATGTTTTTATGCCGCTTTGCATGGATTGCAGCGCCGCAGCGCCTTCACCAGGCCCGCTTTTTACCTTCACTGTTTCCACAGCTTCATCCAGCGCGTGCAGTGCATTCTGCGCCGCTAAAGCTCCCTCGTCATTTCCAGCACGCAATTCCTTTTTCTCAGCGCCGCGCAATAATTTTCTATATTGATGAAGCTTATCAACACTCATTCCACTCTTGGATTCATTAGACATTTGTTTGAGAATAGAAATAGTGTCGCCGTGTATTTTGGGGTTTAAAACGCCCATTTTCTCCACCTCTCCTTGCATGTGCTTTGTGAGCGCCGTCGCAAGCTGTGGATTGAGAGAAACGCCAGATTTCCGCATGGCCTCGAAAGAAGAGTGTCCCTCCTTAGCCATGTTTTCCGTTGCATTGGCTAGAGCTTCCGGCGTGCGCGCCATCCAGCCCTCTTTAAGTAAATCTATACCTTCCCCTACCTTCTCCGCACCTTTAATTGCCCTTGGGCCTAATCCGAAACCGGGGATCATGGTTGCGGTATTAACAGCACCCTCTATCAAATGTTTTGGCTCCAATAATTCTTGCTTGGAATCAGGAATAGGCAATTGCCCTCTGCCATACATTGTGGTTTTTGGCTGTTCGGGTGGTTTGGAAAACTTCTCTTTTGCATAAGACAATACTTGCTCATGCGACGCACCATCCGGGGCGGTGACCCTGTATTTTTTACCTTCCGGGGATGTTATATCGTATTGGGGCATTTCATTCCCCTACCGGTTCTATTTTCCATCCGTCACCGCCAGAAGATGCGCCAGGGCTTCCGTGCGCGGAAGGCAAGGCCGGTGTCTTAAGCAGCGAACCAATAGCTGCCGAGGTGTTGTTTCTCTCCGCCGCCACTGCGTCAGCAAAACCCTGTAACGAGGTTATGCCCATTGTCTCATTCAATATGCGCAGCGCTTCCTGATCGCTATGCACAGTCTGCCGCCCGCGCCCTAAGAATAAGGCATAATCGCTTGTGGTGGCGCGCAACTGAGTGCTGAAGTTTTGAAAATCCTGGCTGCTTGCGTGGCGGAGCATGGTTTCATACACTGCGTTTAGGTCCGTTGATGGAGTAAGCCCAATTTTCTCCGCCGATTTCATCATAGACGGAATAGATTTTTCGAGCATCTCGCCACCGAGCTCTATTTTCCCTGCCATCGTGCCTATGCCCCGCAATTCCGATCCCTGCGCCATATATTGATTGTGAGCCTGCGCCCAATCAAAATTCGGATCTTGCCTCTGTGCCGCATCTTGTATGGCCTGGGCCTTAGCCTGCGCGTCTCCACCCCATCCCTTAACAAGGGCCGATACGGGCACGCCTGACATATACGCCTTAACTAAGCCCTGCAGCCCAGGATCGTTGGCATATTTTTCCATTTTTTCATCTTGGATTTTCTGCTGCTCTTTCGCGCGCGCGTCCAGCTTATCGATAAACACTTCCGCACCAACACGCGCCTTCACTATGGAATCACGCAGAGCCGCAGCCTGATGATAGGTATCCATCGCAAGCATGGTACGATTTTCATACTCTGCTGCTACCATTTTCATTTCTTGCATGGCTTCTGATTCGGTCAACTTACGGTTTTCCAGAATCGCGTTGTATTTATCGACCTCCGCCTTGTTGTCAGCAAGCATTGCGTCGGTATCTGCTTTCCACTTTTTATAGGAATTATCGAAGGCCTGTTGATTGCCGTCCTGTATGCCCTTCAGACCGGCTGCATATGCTTTGAGCGCTCCGGTTCCACGCGCGCGACCGCGTGATCCTATCAATGCAGCAAACGCGGAGAGGGCGCTGATCCACCCTTGCGAATCTTTCTGTATTTCCTGCGCATCGGGTGCAGTCGGCGCTTTCTTCATGACAGGTTGCGGGGGGAGCGGCTGCGCGGTTGCTTGCTGAAATTTTTGGATCGCCGGTTTAGACGCCGCCTCTTGCTGTCCTATTACATTTTGCACATTTTTATATGCGCCCGCGACGCCATTCAGCGCTGAATTTGCACTCCCACCATTCAATGCGGAGTCGGCGTCCATATTATGCGGCCGCTTTTGACTGGTTAATGTTTATACCTCCGCCGCCAATACTACCTCCGAGAGCGGCAAAAGCAGCGGAAAGAGCGTTTTGGTATTCAGTATCCTGCTGGATCTGTTCATTTGCCACGCTTGCAATATTGCTGCTTGCTGCGCCTCCGGCAGAGGTCGCTTGCTGTATGGCCTGCGTAATAAACTGCTGTTGCAGAGCCATAGCGTCTTGCTCAATTTTCTGCATCCCTGCAATATAACGGCTGTCTTGCGTAGGATTCGTGACGCCTGCCGATGCGAGTTGCTGGAATAGAGCGTTCTGCGCATTCTGGACATATTGCAGAACCTGCGCTTGCTGAGGCTGAGTAAGCTGTCCGGTTATGGCTTCATTGGCCCCCTGATTTTCAAGCGCGAGCAGCGGCGCGGTGGCAGCACCTCCGGCTTGTAGATTCCTAGCGTCAGCAGGTAATGCCGCAGGGCCCTTAATGGCTGAGTACGCAGCCCCGGCAAGAGGAAGGGCCGCCTTTTCAAGGGTATTACCGATTGACGCTTTTGATGGCAGAAAATCCTTCAGGCCGCCGCCGGAAGTCGAACCTATTGCATCTGAACCTGCGGCACCTATTGCGCTATTCGCTGCCGCACCGGTTGGGTTTCCAGAAAGATTATAACTAAAATTTCCTCCGCTGGAGCCTGCCGCAGGAGAACTAACGCTTCCAAGCCGCGGGGAAGATGTTGGGGCGGATGAGCCGCCAAGAACACCGCTATCAAGTTCAGACTGGGTTTGCGAAGCAAAGGTATCTGCCAAATTGGAGGGAGAGGCAATGCCGCCGCCGCCACTAGCGGGCGCGGCAACAGTCGTAGCGGAAGGCGCAGAAACCGTTGTTCCGGTAGACGGATTCACCGTCGCTCCAGCCGCATTCGTCGCAGTGTCGCCCGCAGCACTAGCCCCATCTCCCGTTAGGCCGAGCGCGCTTCCGGCTGAATTAAATGCATTGCCGATTTCATTTTCTATCGTCCCGCTAATGCTGGTATCCAGCCCCAGAGCTTGCCCTACATCAACGCTACTTCCTAAACCCGCCGTAGCACCAGCCAATAAATCTTGCTTTATGCTGCCGCCTGATAGAGCGCTACCACCTGCTGCGCCGATGCCTGCTCCGATAGGGCCGCCAATCGCACCGCCAATCGCAGCGCCGCCTACTTCCAATGCAGTTGATTCAATCGCTTTCCCGCAGCCCATGATTTCCTCCTCTGAAGCTTCTGCCGCATTCTATCATACCGAGCTTACGAAGGAAACTATAGGTTTTTTCGTTGTCTTTGTCCTCACCAAAATAAACATCTATCAGTGGCTCTGAAAGCTGCCGCCTGCACCATTCAAGATAGGCATGGAACATGCGATACCCTATGCGCCCGCCACGATGTTCTGGGGTGATATAAATCCCATTTTCTAACCCCAGCAAACGATCCGAAAACAGGAAATATCCGAGTCTGGCAAAGAAATATCCCACCAGGACGCCATCTTTTCGGTACATGCAGGTGAAAAATTGCTCATTACCTATCATTTTTTGGAGATTTACCCGCAAAATATCGCGCTTAAATGGAAAGTCTTTCCATGCGGAATCTCCATGAGACTTTTCTGCAAAATCTAGGGCTTCCTCTAAGGTTTCATGGGTTAAATATTCTATCATTTCACGCTATAGCCCTGCGATTTATACGAAGCTACGCAATCGTGGTCATGGCCCTCTTGTATGGTGTAACCGATTAGGCCACCCATCAACGATCCCGCCGTGCCGCCACCGCACGTGACAACATCCCCCTCGTCATTTTCCAGTGTAGTAACCGGCGTGCTGCATCCAGCCAGGAATAGAACCAATAAAATCAATGATTTTCTCATAAAACCTCCTATTTAATACACAATATAGCACAAATAGGGGATAAGTCAAGTTATGTTATAAATTGCTCTAAGCTGCTGATGTTCCAATCTATGGTCATCTATCCACTCTAAAAACTCTTCATCATTGGAAAAATCAACTAGGGAGAGATCAATACCGGTCAAATTCGCACCCACGCGCAGCTGATTATGCATGGCCTCATGATTTTGCAGCCATCCATTCACAAATTCCGGCTCATCGCGCCACCCTAGTATATCGTAATCCGGCACTATAACAGGAACGGCAAGAGCAGCGGCGGCTTTTCTTAGCGATATATGCTCATAGTAATGCCCGGTTAGCCACCTGCCGAACCCGGCTGGATCTTTAGGAAGCACAACATCTGGTTGAAAAAAAACGGTCATAGTGTTGCAGCATAAGCCACCTGGTCTGTGCCAAAGGCGGAGGTTTCTTCATATTCCAGCAATATTGCATTCAATGTAAAATTAATGACATTTCCAGTCAAGGTTGCGCCCAAATATACTCCCGCAACCCCCCCCGTATTACCATGACGATAGAAAAATCCAGCGGCATTCGTGATAAAATTTAAGTTTCCGCCACCGGAATTGATGAACTGTAGCGCGCCCTGAGAGTTATTAACAAAATTCAACACATTGGAAATGTTATAATTAATGCTGGCGCTTTGCGGATTTTCCGACTGAACCAGAAGATTGATAACGCTAGAATTACCAACCGACTGCGCCACAGCAAATTGCACCGATGATTTTCCTATCATGGGCTCGCCGTTAGACGTGAGAGAGGTCTGTAGGGTTATCGAAACCGCCGTCATGGGGTCCGCGAGCAAGGGAATTATATCAGCGCCAGAAGTGCCATACGCCTTGAACACACTGTTTGTGATGCCGTTCACGATAAAGGCCAATGAATTACTTTGCGAAATCGCATACCATTTCTTTTCCGCAAAGGCGAGCATAAGCGAACGGGTGCCGTTTAGGGGATCTTTGTACCTCACCAACAAAAGAAAGGTATGAATGTTATTTATATCTGCAACGGCGGCAGAGGGCGCTTGCGTAAAATCGGTAGCGCTAAATATGCCGTCCATATCGCTGGAAATCTTTTCCACCGATGAGCCAAACACCGCGAAAACGCCAGTTGTGTTGGCAAAAAGCACCAGGCGATTGTACGATACTATGCTATCCCGGTAAATGGTGCCTTGGTCCGATGAAAGTGTGGTGATGGTGAAATTTGTCACGCTGCTTGCAACCGATAAATTGCCGATCTGCTTAACCGACGCATCGCCAAAAATGAAAAGATAGTTGTTGAAGGTTCTAAGGCCCGTGATTTGATGCGCCAAGTCTGTATCCTGAATGGTTGATGTTCCGGCCGCATCGCCTGTTTTAAAGTCATCGTACCCTACGCCACCATAGGAAGCGCCGGTTCCAGTATAGGTGAGAACATTTTTCTGAGCGAGAAACACCCGCCCCTGGAATATTGCAAGCGTTGTCGGATTGGGAGATACGCTCGGCCAAACATGCGCGATAGCGGTTGCGCCGGTTCCACCACTGACGGGGGTTATGGTAAGCGTTAGAGTGTCTGTCGGCAAGAAACCGGTCCCGGGCGTGAGCAAGGTTATCGCTGTGACGACACCACCCACAACGGTTACGGAATAAGTATCGCCGGAGCCCGAGCCGCCAGATGACGCGGCAGTGGCGCCGGATGAATAGCCCGACCCACCAGCCGTGACGGTAATGTTGGGAGATACGCCGCCCAGCTTAACAAAGGCCACAGTATCATACGTGCAATACCCCGCGACCGAATCAGCAATCAGCATTCTCTGCAATGACCAGTTGGTGACATCTGGGGTTGCACTGAACGTGCCAGCATTGGCGAATTTAACTATGGCACCGGATGGATTCGCTACCGTGTAGGCCGCACCGGACAAACAAAAGCACGCGATATAGTCAGTAGAAAGGCCGAAATCAAAATAAAATTGCTTGGTGATGGTTTCGCCCTGGCTGGCAAGTGAAGCTATTGCCGCAGTGGCGGCGGGGGTACATCTGACGTTATTTGCACCTATTGGTTGCAAATTCTCCATCCAGGCGGCTTTTTTCTGCGGGCAATCCTGGCGTAACACTTGCGTCGTCATTCCCTGGAATTCAGTAAATGGAATGAGTTTTTTATTTGAAAACTCTGAACCTGCGGACATTACATCCTCCGCAGACGCTTCAGGTAAGAGCGGTAAGGATTAAACACGCGGCGGCAGAAAGTAGTGGATGCCAATTGCATAATGCGAGAATCATACTTACCGGGCTGCTGGCGCTTGCCAGTGTACCAGTATTCGGCAGTCTGAAAATTTTTCAGGCTGGCCGCGCAGAGGTGCGCCACGAAAAATTGCACCGCATCGCTAAAGGGAGAAAGTATTTGCGTATCGACCTGGGAATTACTTGTTAACGGGTTCGGCGTCATTAACACATCCCATTCCAAGGTGTAGGCCGAATCCGGTATGGGGAACAAAAATGCCTGCCCGATACCCTGGTGCAGCGTGTACGCGCCGGGTACGCTTTCATTAAAGGTTAGCTGGCGATACCATGTCTGGAATTCGCTGAAGGGAAGCCAGTAATGCATAATCCGGGTCTGTCCCCAGATAGTCGTCATAGAAATGATATCAAATATATTGGTGAGGATAGTGGCGCGCGCAGTTGCCCCCGTGCCGCCGCCTCCTACTATATTGACGGTGGGGGCCAATGTATAATTGGTTCCCCAGTTTGTCATGTTAATGGCCGTAACAGCCCCGTTTGATACCGTCGCCGTCGCGGTAGCCCCGGCACCCGTGGTATCGCCCACTGCGTTGACAAAACTTATTGTCGGCGTTCCGGTAAAGCCAGAACCGCCAGCCGTAACTGTCACGCCTGCGCAGGATCCATTATAATTGTAATTTTCTTGCCCCCCGATGGTGTTCAGCGCATTCCCACCGGTAAGGGAAAGAAACCCACGGAGGCAATGCGTATCCATTGCAACACGGATGCGAGCCTGATTAATGAAATTGGTAAGGGTGGCGTCCGTGAAATTGGCGCTATTCGTGTCGTTTATTAGGACGCGAACATTATTGATGTAATCCTGTAACTGCACATTATGCTACTTCCTCGTCAGGAACTTCGATGTCCTCATCAGCGCCGTGCGGCAATGGTAGATCATCATTCTTTACTACCATTTCCACCATTTTCATTTCTACCGGCACAAAGCTGAGTTTGGCGAAAGTCTTTCTGCCCACCTCTAAGCGTGCCGAAGAGTCCCCGCGTTCCATTTCTTTGCGAGTAGGCGTTGCGTTCCAGCCCCAACGTCTTTGCAGGTGATTGAATATCTGCGCGCGGAAATCTTCCTTAGCGCACTCCTCCGCGTTCATGGGGAATTCTACGCCGAAAATATGTTCCGCAGCATCAAGCGGAATATTGACTCCTTTTTCGCCGGTAGGGAAGGTATAAAGCATCCCGTCACTGCGGTCCGAAAAGGCTTCCTTATTTTGATTGATAACTTTGATCTGATGCATGACATTAACCCACCTGCCAGTATTGAACCCTATCATTCACGCCGCCAACCACTGCGGTAAACGTAGCGGTAACGCTTCCGTCAGCCGTTCCGTTACCCACTTGCTTAAGAAGCGGCACAGTCTGAAATCCATTGCCTGGATCTTCCACCACAAATGCACCCAGAACACTGCCGCCGGTAAGCGAGCTTGCGCGCGCGGGGCGGGGCTGCGGCAATTCATCGTTAAGCTGTACGGTTGCAACGCCACCGGAACCAAGGCTGCTTTCCACCATTGCATTGCTCGTATAGCCAGTGTTGGTGCCGCCTATCGTCACGGATTTAAGCGACATGCTAGGCAACGCCGTTGCGGCGGCGGAAGCACCGGCAACAGTCGTGAAGGTAAATGTCGGGATATGCGTGCCATCATAACCTGCACCATAATCCGTCATGACCGTGCCTTTCCAGATGCCAGCGCCGCCGACCGTTGCGGTAATGACCGCGCCAGAGCCGGGGGTAACGCCGGACGGAACTGCGTCGATAACTGTCACGGTGGGAGCCTGAACGTAGCCTGCACCAGCAAAGCCGCCGGTGGGAGAGCTAATAACACCAGCTGTGACTGTGCAGCTTGCGATAAAGGCAGGCAGAGATGCGCCGTAAGCGCCGCCACACAACTGAGGAGGCTGAACAATGAAAATAGGATTACTATAGCCCGTGCCGCCACTGACAACGGTGTAGGTCAGCGATCCGCCGATAATCATCGTACCCTTAGCGGTACGCGATGGTGTACCGGCAGCCGGTGCGGTAAGCGCAAATGTGTCACCGGTTGCATAGCCCGTGCCACCGTTGGTGATATTGGCACCAAGAATCGTGCCGGAAATATTCACCACACGGAAATTCGTACCGTCCGTATCAATCGGAATAGGATGAGAGCTTGGACCTGAATCGGTAATGTGCCACAAGCCGGAATTCGTATCAAACCACTGCAGGACGCTCACAGGGCCAAGCCTTAGCAGATACGATCCAGCGGCAGGAGTCCATATGCCACCGCTCTGTAACCCAATAGTTACCGGCTGATTTTGTCCAGCTATCGGAAGTCCAGGTACTGCAATTTGACCGTTTAACATGATAATCTCCTATAGGCTGACATATGCGAGGTTGCTGAAGCGGCCATGCGATTGCGGCTTGACGTTGACCATCTGCAGCAATGTAAGGATGCCGCCAAGGAAGCCAAGCTGGCCGTTAATGAATGTGCTTTGGAACGGCTGCAACTGGAATGCGGCTTTATTATGAAGATAAAGCGACAAATAGTTGGTGTTCAGCATATAGAGCGTACCTGCGGGTGCGTAGAGATCGCAGTAAATGGGTACACCGGCAATCATCACCGCGTCAAAGAGTGCATTCACCGGGCCGTCCATGCCGTAAGAGCCAGAATTGCTGGTGTTATAGCGCTCCTGCGGGGTGAAATCACGGGTTAGCAGCGTCCATGTGCCCGGGTCGCAAATGCCCATCGTGGGTTTTTCGCCGTTTTTATTAAACACCTGCATCACATACTGCATGAACAAATCACGCGTAGGAGTTGTGGGACCGGCAGAATTGCTCACCACGGTAGATTTCCACCAGGCCGTGCCGTCGCTATTGGTTGTGGTGCGCGCAATGCCGCCGTAAGTTGCAACATTGGTGCCGTCATCAATCGCCCAAGGCAGACCGAGAAGCGCCAACTGATTGCTGACGTTGTTCCAGATGTCGGTTGAGAATTTATCGCGGGTGTTTTCCACCGCGTCGTTCATGCGTGCTTCAATCAGCGGAACCACGCTATAGTCTAGCTCGACCAAGCCTTCCATGCCGAGGAAAGGAATCAGTGCGAGATAGGATGACAGGTTAAACTCAGCATTCTGAATACCTGGGATAATGCCGGGGATATTAAATTTGCCAGAATAATCCGTGTTGGAAACCGTCGTCATGCGCGATCCCTGGACCGGCGCAGTGATAGGGGATACACCGCCGGACGCGGTGAGAGCGGTAGAAAGCAATGCACAAGTCAACGGTGCACTTTTATAAATCTGCAAAATGCAGGTTTCTAAAAAGCCACGGCGGACGGTTGCCTCCAGCTCGTTTGCTATTGCGCCAGCAGCTGGCAAAATTCCCTGTCCGAGGATTGGCATGGCTTAGTCCTTTCTATGCTCTTTTGCGTTTGAGATCATCCAGCGCCTGGTATGCCCGGTCACGGCTGATCTGTTTCAAATTATTAAAGTCTTTCACGTCAATGTTCGGAAGCTTCCAGCTATAATCCTCTTGCGGAGAATGCGGGGTGGCAGCTTTCGTATCGGCAGCATAGAGACGGGCCGCTAACTCATAATCCGCGAGGCCATGCTTTTCCATGAGCCCTTCGATTTCTTTGATCGCATCTTCGTCATAGCGCTCGGCAAGCTTCATCTTGGCGCGCTCCATTTTCTTGGTCGCCTTTTCAGCCTCGCGCGCTTGCTTTTCTTCCTCAAAACGAGCATTAACGCGAGCCTCCAAGTCATCGGCTTCTACGTCGTGGAAGCGGCGGCTCGGGTCCACTTTCTTGGTAATGCGCGCAAAGTCCTTGCGGGTTTCCGGGTTGTTCGCCAGGTCGATGGCGAGTTTTGCTAGTATAGCCTGCGCTGCAGGATCAAGATTTACTTCGCTCATATGGGCTTACCTTGCTTTGCTTTGGGGCCACCCTTTTCAAGGCCCATCAAATTCTTTTTGCCGCGCTCCAGCTTGCTGGCGCTGGTGAATCCACCCATCTGCGCATAGCCAGGAGGGTTAACGAACATGCCCCGGCGGTCACTGGAAATACTATCCAATCCGGGGGTTGCCACTTTGGGTCTGAATAAATCATCTTTTGCCATAAAATCTCCTTAAACCGGTTCCGGTTCCTCTGGTGGTTTGACGTTGGGCTGTATTCCAATCGGCGGCGCGGCGCGCATGGGGCTGCCTTTGCCTGCAAGGGCCATTTGTCGGATGGCGGCGGGGACGGCGGAATCATCGGGCTCTTTGCCGACGATCTTGCCGAATGAGCGGATGCCATCAGAGGCGTTTTTCCAATCTTCGCTGCCAGGAGAGAACGCTGAGAGAAGCTTATACATCAGGGGGAACATGCCCTTCAGGGCGTTGACCGCTGCGGCCGTATTACCAGCACCCGCACCAGGTGCCGCCATCGGAGAGGCACCCATTCCTGGGGGTGGCCCTGCGGGGGAGTTCGGCAATGCGGCGGCTGGTTGCATCATAAAATTGAGAATATCGCAACTAAAGCATACCGTCAATCAAAAACAAAAAGGAGCCGCGAAACGCCAGCCCCCTTTTGTTTTTTGAACCTAACTATGTCGAGCTGATTCAATCTTCGCTAAACTAGCGCTTGCTGCGCCGCTTGTGCGACTTTTTGCCACGTTTCATATTCATGCCCTCCTTCTTTCCTTTCCCAGCGCCAATAAGCCGGGGGTTTATTGGTCAGTTAACCTGACTCATCATAGGCAATGTTCATTCTGCCATTAAGTTGAGAGTTTTGCAACTATTTCTTATCGGATGATTCCATAAACAGCGTATAAGCTATGGGTAAGCCGGAAGCCAAGGCTACGACCGGAACATAAAATTGGAATTCAGACATGGACTGCAGCAGTGCGGCAAAGAAACAGCAGCGCGCAACCATTGGTGATTTCCATAAAGCTGTAGCGAAAAAACAAACGAATATCAGCGCCACGGGTATCCCGAATTCAATGGCAAACTGCAACAGATCATTATGCGCGAAAAATCCGCCAGTGGTAAATTCCGTGCGGACAAATTTATAATACACAGAAAACTGCCCTGAGCCCACGCCAAACAAGGGTGATATGTTAAGAAGATGCAAACTGGATTCCCACATAGGCAAGCGCGCATCAAGGGAATGGCCCCACTTTTGCGAGAAATGCTCTAGGAAAGGCCACACTGCCACAATCATCGCGCACGCCGTCAACCCAATCAGATCTTTGCTGGGCCGCAAATAATAAATAATCATCGCCGTTGAAGTAAGAGCGGCGGTCACGCATCCCGCCTGACTGCCCGTTAAAATAATAGCTCCTGCGGTCAATGCGGGAAGAAAACTTAAACGCCAATTATAAAACGCGGCGTAGAGAAAAGCCGGAAGCGCGATATTAAGCACGCACGCGGCATTGTTTGGATCTATAATCGGCCATACGGGAGCGGTGCGCCCATACCACATGACGTAGTTATAGGGGGCGTATTCCACATCCATAGCGAGTTGCAGATACATGCCCAAAATGTAGGCGAAGGCAACCCCCAGAAAAGCTTTTATGTAATACGGCAATGTATCTTTTTTCATGCAAAGCGCCAGCATGGGGCCAGCCATAAGAACCGCTGTGTTGGATCCGCCATTGACCACGGGCCGTATAAGAAAAGTATGGACAGTGAGGGCAACAAGCCAGCCTAGCGTGGCCCACCATAATACGCCGCGCCGAGGCGTCGGCTCATTGGAATAAAGCAAGACCGCGCAACCGGCGGCATTAAAAAAAATCCAGGCCCCCGCGAACGGTGAGCCGGATGACTGGGCAAAAAAGGCAATGATGAGCGCGATTGCATGCAATCCGGGAGCTAACCAGCGGCTACCGATCATTTCTTATGCGCGTGTTTCATGGCTTCGGCGGCCTGTTCTTGCTTGTGGGCTTCGGCCTCCGCCTTCTCTCTGCCCTTCAGCGAATGAAGTAAATTCGATTTTTGCGTTACATTGCTCATGCGGATGAGCCATTCACGGTCAATGGCCTGGGCCTTAAATAGCATGGCGGCGATCTCCCTAGTTTCCAGGGTGAATAGCGGCGAGTGAGAGTGTCCATCAACACGAAGCGAATACCCATCCGGCACCTGCGCGGGAATAAATTCAGTGCCGTCTGGCATTTTGATTTTCTCGTCATCGTTTTTCATCTTTAGGCGAAGTCCTATTTCGCCCATGCGCACCAATGGATGCTCTAGTCCAATCGCAACTTTCCGAATCTGCCCGCCGCCGGTAATCTGCATCTGTTTTTGCTGCTGGCCGCCGCGCGCGCCGCCGCTGCTCTTGCCGGAAACAACTTCTGTCAGGCCACTGGATTCCATCATGAGGCCGCCGATTTCATTAAACTCACGGAATACATCTTCCGGCATGGGAGGACGATGCTCTTCAAATTTTCCGTTCGGGCTATCGTCGTTATAAAAAGAGCCGTAGTCCAGATCCATTTTTTCGTCTGTCAAGCCCGTCATATTATGACCTATGCGCAGCGGATCGACTTGCGCCTGCAGTATTTCCTCTATCCACGTTAAGCGCTCCTCGGACCAATCCTGAAGCGGAATGATATCTTCCATGTGAGCATCGCCCCAGAAATAATCGTAGAGCGTAAAGGGCGTCACGGGCGTAAAGGGATTTTCTTTTTCTAAAAACCAGTTCGTCGTACTGGAATATTTAGCCTCATTTTTCGCGGCCTTATTTATGGCGTCAATCGTTTCCGCCGAGTCCGCCAACAACACCGTTCCGCCGTTCAGTGAATGGAATATGCGCCAGTCGTTGCTATCGGAATCCCATATCCAGGTCTCATCAAACGTAATCTGCGGCGCGACAATCTGCGCGCGGAAGGTGGGGTTCGCCTGATAATTCGGGTTGACGTTTCCCGAGATGGTTTCGTTGATCCCAGTGCCGGTCACCGAGGCGATGATGATGCTACTCATGGCGGCCGGAAGCGCGCCACCTTGCGGAGGCCCTGAATTTGCCTGCAGGGAAGATATCATATCGCCGCGTCCAGCTTTCTTTAGCCTCGCGCAGGCTTCGTCATAGTCCAGGGTGAAGCGGTGATTCATCGCGGCTTGGGAGGAAAAATCTGGGTCATCTTCGCGCCACACTCCGAAGCATCCGGGCTCCAGCAACTTAGCGAATCCCTGCCCCGACGTGTCGTTCCACCCCTGCTTGATGATCATCGTATCAAAATTTAGCCCCCACAGCACCGCGTCACCGAATACATCCGAGAGGCCGCTATCATGCACATCCTCGTTCCAGTCATCCTGTAGGGCAAGGAATTGTTGAATCGTTTGTTCATCCGCATTTTTAGGCGGCGCGATATTATAAACCAACCCGTCGGGAGAAAAAAGAAAGCTGCTCACCAGCTTCATGTGGCTCTTTAGCCGATTGAACTTAACCTTCACCTCTTCATCGCGGCCGTAGAGAAAATACCGCCGCCTTCGGTCATACATGGTCTGGCGGTCTTCTTTCGAGGCCATGCAGCAGCTGATGACATACTCAACGAGCCCCTGCTTTTCCGCCTCGTTTGATGGTATTTTCATCCCTTATGCTCCGCGACCACATTGGTCATGCCCTTCAGCATGCGTGAAGGCGTGCCTGCGCCCGTCCAGGTTCCCTGCAACTTTTGCGCCATCCCCGGCATGTTGATGCAGGCTCCCTTGCCGTCCACTTGCGGCACTTCCATGCCGTTATAGTTTATCTTCGGCGCATCCGCAGGCACTTCCTTCGGGACGCGTATTGGTTTTCCGTCCTTGTTGCTCATATCGGTTAGGCTATACTGGTCAGCGATGCGGCGGAAGGTGCGGTCATCGTGTTTAATATTATCCCACGTACCCGGCGCGGCGTTTTGGGTGCGGCACCAGCCCTCACGTTCGACACTATCCCCCCAGTCCTCAACCTTGCTGCATCCGCAGGCGGGACAGCAAGGTGTCGGGGCATTCATGACCACAAAAAGCCCGGTGTAATTTTTATTCCCCGGGCCGGGGCATTCTAGGTTCAGGCATTTGTATTTATGTTTTGAAGGCATGGGGGCATAATAACCGTTGCACGGACATTCCGCAACCTCAAGTGTTTATCGTCATGTTCCTGATCGCATTTTCCACAGACGCGACCAGATTGTTCGGGTTTCCTCCCATACCGCGCACGCGCTCCTGGTCTATCAGGTTCATCCCCTGGCGGCGCTGGAGCTTGCCCCGCAGCCGGTTATCCCATCCCCAGTACATGAGAGCCGCGCCGAACACCCGGTCATCGGTCTTTCCGCTCGGCACCTCGACATACCCCCCATCAATGTGCAGGTGGCGCATCTCCTCAATCAGGTGCTGCGAGCGGACGCGCAGGCGCTTGGCTGTTATGCCATCCCGGTATTTGAACAACAGCTGCTTGCGCAGTTCAGGGTTGCTTTTCCACTGCAGCAGGACCGACCCGGTCAGCGAATCGGCGCGGCTATAGAGAAAATCCCGCATGTGCTTCAGGCAGTTTTTCATCCCCGAATCCTTCCCCGGCATGACCGATGCCAATTTCTGCTTCAGCTGCTTCAACTCCTGATACACGACCGCCCCCGGCCCGCTGATCTCCAGGTTAAGCAGCGTATTCCCATAAAGCCCCGCCAGATACGCAATCACCCACGCATACTGGTAGGCTGAAATATTCGGGCTCACATACTCCGCCACCTGCACAATGCAATCCGCGTAAGCTCTTCCAATACAAATCACTCCGTTATCGCGTGTGTCGGAAGATCCAAATATCGGATCGGCACCGATCACATACTCCGCCCCGTCCACCGGCGGCTCCCATATTTTCAACTCCGCCCCGCGCGTCGCCGCGACATGGCTGATCGTCGTGTCCATGAAATTATCGGTAATCCTGAAAACAAAGGGGCTGCATTTGTATTTCGTGGCCTCCTTCGATAGTTCGGTGAGCGTAAATGTCTCAATGAAATTCTGACCCGAGGCAATAAATGCATCGTCCGGCACCCACGGCATTTCCTGATCCATCTGCGCAGAATCACCCTTGCACTTATTCTGCAGGTGAAATCTATACCATGCAATCTGCCCCGCCGTGATATCGTAACCGTACCGCTCCTTCACCTCCGCAATACCGCGCTTCTCTCTGCCATTCAGCGGCGTCCTCACCCCTTGCGGCATGTAATGCGCATACATCGGATGCCCGACCCCGAATTCATTCCGCTCATCCCTCCACCACCCGACAAATATCGCGCGCTCGGCCGGTGAATCCTCCGCAATCCGCCACATCTCCTCGAAGAAATTAAATCCATTGGCGGTCGTTTCCTTGATGTAGAGGCGATGCGGGTAAATCTCCGAGAAACTCTGCTCCAGCGCCGTGATATCATCCTCCGATCCATAAAAAGCCGTCTCCGTGCTATGGCAATAATTGCAGCCGCCCGAGCGCCCCAGCTTATTCGTCGTCGATCTCGTTCCCGCCACCAGATACCGGAACATCGATAAATTCTCCAGCGTCAGCATCCGCGAATTGCTTCCCTTATACGTCACCTTGTGCGAACTCGGCAGCGCCTGCAGAAAAACCTCCAACTGATTCCTAAACTGATCCCGGCTCCCCTCATCGTGCGTCACAAACACCCCATTCAAACCAGGATGCTCAAACGCCCAGAACAAATCCAGCGCGAGAAAAAATGTGCTAGCTCCAAGCTGTCTGGATTTCAGTATCGTGAACCGACAAACACCCTCATCCAGCCCTTTGCATATCTCATCCAGAATGTATTTCTGCGACTCCAGCATCCGAAACTGCACCAGCCCCGCATCCTTTGACTGAATCATCAGCCTATCGCAAAATGCCTCAAATCTAGCCCTCGGAAATTTCGCTACGCCACCATCACCATGCATCGCTTCACGCGCCGCCGTCAATGCAGGCGTTGCTTTCGGTTTCTTGCCACGATGGTGCGCGGCGTTCTTGCACTTGATAGAGCAAAATCTCGAATCCGTCCGCAGCGGTTTGAAATCTTGCCAGCAATTCTCGCATAGTTTGCTCATCAGGAATAGTTTAGCAGGCTTGGGAAAAAATGGGCAGAAAAATTTTTTTTGTCGAATGTGGGGTTGCCAACGCAATCGCGGGCCAGAACCCCGGCGGCGCGGGGAAATTTCATCGCGGCGCGGCAAGAATCCACCGAACAACAACTCATCAATACATAGGGTAATCTTATGTATACATATACATCAATAGCATAACTATTTTACGCCATTGAAAGCACAAAAATGGACCGCATCGCGGCGCTGTTTAATTTTGATTTATCCTATTTTTTAGCATTTATTCATTACTACTGTGGGTAGAATTAAAACTACACCTCTCCCCTTCCTTCCCCGCATGCCACTGACTATCCTTTAAAATCAAGATGTTGCTATATTCTGCACTCCCCATTTATAGCCCTATACCATTGGCCTGTATAGTTATTCCCCCATATTCTCTCTTTGCGAGGGGGCTACGGGGGAGACTATATGTATAGATATATTATCCATCGCCCCAAGTGGATATATATATATATATATATAGGGGTACACATAGGTAGTTGAGAATTTATATAAATCAGGTGCTTATTTAACACCACGGTAGGTTTTTCAAAAACACGTGTATTTATGCATATCAATCGCTTGTCGGGGACATCGTAGGGACATCGTAGGCAGTTGCATCGCGGAGGCAGAATTGCATGCGGCTGGGGGCTCCGTGGTGGACGTTAACGAGGGTTTTTTCATCAAGCATTTGTTCTATGCAGGTTTTAATATCTTGCAGGCTGGGCTTCACTCTAAACTTTTCTCGGAGCTTGCGGGGGGCGTAATTCCTGGCTTGCTCGTAAATCGACAATGGGATGTTTTGGCTGTAGAGGTGCTCGATAAGGTCAAGACATTCCTTCTTAATTCTGGTCATTTCGAGTTTTTTCATGAAGCTATTCTCATCCAGCTTAAGTTCAAATGCGCCTTCTTTCCATAATAGCTCAATACCCCCCGATTCAGCGGCCGAATAATTCGACTTCTTATGTGACAAAATCCTAACGTTATCATCCGCTTCCTCGGAGTGGTCCTTCTCTAAATACCACCGTGAGCGCACGCTATTGTTCCAAGCCGTGCTGCCGGAGGTGCCGGAGCCGGAGCCCAGGCCCGACAAGCTCGGGTGCATCAATAATACAACCGCCCCCTGTAGCTCGTTCGCCAAGCCATTGAGCAATTGAACGTATGCGCGGACCTGCGCGCGGATGTTCTCATTACCGGCAAAGGTGTCGGCGGCAGTGTCGATTACCACTAGCTTCGCGCCGATATCAAGTGCCACTTGGCGGAATTGCTTGAAGAATTCGGTCGCAACGGGCTTGTCATACTTAATCTCTACAATGGCGTTGTCCTCGCCAACTCTCGGCATATAGTGCACATCAGCGATTTCTGGGTATCCTACGCCGTAATGGGCTATGATATTGTTTTGCCTCTCATGCAGCTGATTCTCGTAATCCTCGCAAAAAAGGCCCAACGAGACGCACGGGAGGGTATCTTTGTTCAAAAATCGCTTACCAGCGCCGCAGCAAGTCATTAGCTGCATGGCAAGTAGGCTTTTGCCTATTCCACCGTCACCGGCCAAGGCCGTGGTGGTGAACATAGGGACCATGCCCTTTACTAGCCATTCCTGGGGTACAATTTCCTTGCCTTCCCAGCTTGACGCAGAGATGCAGGAAAGTGGCGATAGTGTAGCCGCATCGGTCATGCAGACAAATGGTGGAGTAGACACAGCAACGCCCTAGGGGAGCGGTTTACGCCGCATCTACTCCGTAAAATAATAAAGTGGAAATAATCATGAACCGTATCATCCCCTAGCTGTCGGTTATTTGAATTTATTCCTGGCTTACATTTCTGTCAATGTGGCAATATTGCTTTTTTATGGTGTTTTTATGCCACAATAAAAACATGCTTGACATTGTGCTATGTTGTGTTATAGTGTGTTTGTAATGAGCAATGAAGCTCATGCAACATGGAGTTACGAACATGCTTAAATTCTTTTATAACGGCATCAAAGGCGGTGACGGTAAATTGCAGCGCTGTTTCTATTCAGCAAGTGCGCTCTTACATCATCCTGAAGGCACAATAACAATCTATTCGCGTGAGTATTCGCGCTTTACAAAGGATATTCAGGAGACTTTCGACGTTGAAAACGATAGCGATTGCATGACAGATTATTTTGAAAAAGACCGGATACGGGTTATGCCTTCGCATCCGATGTATGCGCAGGTTTTAGCAGCGTTGCGCTTGATGGAAGCGCATAACGAAAAGCGCCACGCAAAGTATTTGGCCAGAAACGCCGCCTAACCCTCAAACATTGAAAGGATAATTTTATGGTTACGCATAATATTACTTTAGAAACCCTATCATTTATCGCCGAGCACGCTTGTATGGCGATTGCTAACGAAAAAGACTACCGGCAAGCGCTTTTGAATATTGAGCAACAGGCACGTGCGGCAATGGCGAAGCACGCGGCGAAGCCTAAGAAGGCTAAAGCAGGCGTCTATACATCTGAACCTTGCGAATGGAATGGTAAGCCCGCTTATTTAGTTACATCACCGTCTGGCAAGCAATTCAGATGCTCTTTTCCGGTCACTGGAAAAACCAAACGGAAATATTGCTATTCTCATGTCTTGCTGCAAAATGACTGGTTGCCCGCCTATATGCAGCGGGCATAACCCTATGGCCGTCGCGGTGGCGTAACACACTGCTACGGTCTCCCCCCTATGTTACGAAATGGAGGTTTTATGGTTTTCCTATTTCCTGCCACTTGGCGCGAAGGTTACGAAACAGCCGCTCACGGAGATTCCAAAGCGCAATGCCCGTATGATTGGTATAGTCTGCGCTCCCTCTTCTGGCATGACGGATGGTGTGCCGGTATGAACTGGAAACTAGAGCAACCCATAACCCCTATCCAGTCCGATTAACGCTATGCTGCAGGACTACAGAGGGAAGCCCTATAAGCCCGGTGTTTGGACCATTGTAACGCAATGGAAACACTGGGAGGGGCGCATAGTCTTTCACAAGCGCGAAGATGTGGCGAAATATATACGCCAGCCATTTTTTCCTGCGCGCGAGGCGGTTGATGCTTTCGTTATATCGCCAAAGGGGAAAAGATTCGAGATACCGCAGCCCTCTTTTTGCGATCCGCAGCGACTAACCGCCTATATGGATAAACTAAAGGGCACGAAATACGACACGAAAAAATCACTTTAATGGCTTCATCATATCGAAATAGCGTTGGTATTTTTGCTCTTTTGTCGCGTAATCCGGCTCTCGCACTGCCATGTTGTGGCACTTCCAGCCCCAGCCGATGATAATGTCCCTGAATTCCGCCACGCTGTGCGCTATGGCATACGGGAAACCGTACTCCAATGCCCAGCGGTGCACTTCCTTCTGGTTGGCATTTAAGGGACGCCCCGCTACTTTAAGCTCAATCATGGCGTGCCAGCGGTTCGGGCCCCATAGGAGCCAGTCGGGGATGCCAGGGGTTGTGCCGCGCTTGGCGTACTTAGCGCCTTCGGATGCGCCCCGGTATTCTAGCGCCGGATGGTGGAATTTAAGGAAATGAAAGGGGATAGGGACGCCTGTACTGCCCATCAAATACGTAGCGGTTGCCTGCTGCAGCTTCCATTCAATCTCGGTTACGTCGTCATCGGTCATTTGCGACGCGCTTTTTAAACGGAATAATCTGCGCCTGCTTCTTATAGCGTAGCTGATTTACCTCAGAGGCAAACCAGACTTTGTGCGTCCAGCAGTACCACCCGAGCGCCATCCATTTCCACCAGAAAATCATATGATCTATTCCGCCAACTGGTAGCGATCTTCTAAAATAATTTTGAGCTGGGCGGATATCTTTCTGCTGTTTTTTTCTGCTTCATCCCGCAATTTCTTGGTAAGATGGCATGGAATATACGCATGAAAATGCTCTGTTTTATCAGCTTGTTTTTTCATAACACCTTTTTGTGTGATTGTGCTTGACATAGAATAATCATGTGCTATATAGTGCGAAATGTCAAGGAGAGATTTTATGCAAGAGAAAGATAGGCTGATGTCGGATTTTGGGCAGGCATTATTTGATTGCTTGAAGCCCACTAATATGTACGAGCAGCTAAAAAACCTGAATGCTTTGAGAGAAAAAATAGACGAAGAAGAAAATCGCTTGAAGGGCCATAATCATGATTAATTATTATTATGATTTATTACAGCAAACCCCGGAATGGTATATCGCTCGCGCGGGGCTTTTGACCGCCAGTGATGTATCAAAAATCGTTACGGCGAAAAAATTGGAGTATGCCGAAAACGATACATCGCGCGGGCATCTCAATGAACTGCTTGCCCAGCGCATTACAGGCTATGTGGAGCCTAATTTTCGCAGCGACGATATGTTGCGCGGCCTGGACGATGAAAAATACGCTAAAACCGAATACGAAAAGCACTACGGTCAAGTCAAGGATTGCGGCTTTGTCACTAACGATAAGTGGGGATTTACGCTCGGTTGCTCGCCGGATGGTTTGGTGGGTGAAAATCGCGGCATACAGATAAAGTCTCGCAAGGCGAAATACCAGATCGAAACCATTATAGACGGTATTATGCCCGATGAATTCCGGCTGCAGGTGCAGACCGAAATGCTGGTGACCGAGCGGCCGTTTTGGGATTTTATAAGTTACTGTGGCGGATTGCCCATGTTCACCGTAACCATATTGCCCGACCCTATTATCCAGGCGGCAATTGTGGAGGCAGCAGCGGAATTTCACGCTCGCCTGCAGATGAGACTAGATATATACCAATCAAGAATTGAGGATAAATCAATTCGCTTGGTGCCGACTGAACGTAAAATTGAACAGGAGATACACATATGACGCTTTCTACCGCAGAAAAAGCCTACTACACCGCTAGACGCAACAGAGCGCTCGGATTTTTGAAGCGCTTGTCGGATCGCTATCATACCTCATGCGAATTGCATGAAAAGGATGTTGCAGAATGCGATGCAAAGCTTAAGGAGGACGAGCGTGATAATGGTAAAAAATGAGCCGGTTTTGCGTGGCACTATTATCGGTGCCACGCGCGCTCAACGATACAGCGATGAATCCCTATACGACATTAAATTGCCGTGGGGTAAAATGCTGAGGGTGTCGGTAAAGTCTATAGAAGGTGCCATGAAAAATGCATGAAGATCGCAAAGCTTTCTGGTGGATTATCGGCATTTTTGGGGCGCTATATGTGGTCGTTTCACTTAC